TTTGTGCCGGTGCTAGGGCCTTGGACAACATTAAATACGATGCGGTCGTCGTGCCAGATTTCAATGCGAGTACGCTCTGTGTATCCGGTTCCTGTGTCCCAATACATCGTTAAATAGTTTATGTCTAGAGCTCTTGGAGAGCTAAGAGTAGTGTCAGTTTTATCTAATCCTGTGAACTTATACCAGACGCTAACAGTAAACGTATTAAGGTCACTTAAGTGACTACTTACGTCTGAGGAGTGCGTAGTTCCATGTATGCTAAGTGTGCTATTTCCGGCGTCATTCAGGCCACCGAAGCTGTCAAACTGTCGGTAACCCTTTGTGACCGCACCATGCTGGTAAGGGTAAAACATTAGGAGACGTTAGAGAGGCCGGATACGACAATTTCCGTGGAGCTGATCGCAGTAAAAAACAGTATAGATTTTGCGTTCGTGCCCTGAGTCACAGCAAAAGGTGAACCATCCTCAAAAAGCCAGTAGGAGCCATAGGAAATGCTTGTCTGGGTGCCTGTGCTGGTCACAATAAGCATCCCAGACTGGCCAGCCGCAACATTAGTGGGGTTGGCCAGTGTCTTTGAGCCTGTAAAGGACACAGTAAAAGAGTTTGTTAATGAGAAATCTAGGTCGATGTTTACGTTGTTTGTGCCGCTAAAAGTTGCAGCGACAAGGTTTGATGCGGCCGCGTTGATAGCAATACGGCCGTCTGTTTGCAGAGTGATTGCGTTAGATGTAGCACCTGGGTAACGAAGACCCTCAACAGCAAGTGTGCTCATGGCTGAACCTCCCTTTCTACTTTACGTAGTTAACTTTTGCAGTGCCACCAGCGATGGTTTGGACACCGCCAGACACGATGAATTGCACACGTGTAAGCGGCGAGCTGGCGGTCCAGTTACCTATGGTTTGCCAGTAGTAGCCCGCGTTTTTGTGTGAAGTAAAAGCTTCAAAAAAGTAGACGTTACCGTCACGCTTGGTTATACGCATGTGCCCGTCGTAGGTATTTGTTGAGCTGCTACCTGTGCCGGGGAAGTCAATGATTGTGGTGTTGTAGGTACCGCCTGTAGTACTGCTGCTGTAATGTGCATGGGCTACGTAGCCGTTTACGTAAATAGTGCCCCCATTTTCTTCGGTGCCAAGGCGAATATGGAAGCCGTTACCGCCACTTGTATAAAAATCTTCCCAAAAAAGGTCAACATCAACAGCAGCCGCGTCTATACCAGTTAAGGTATAGGTACTTGCGCCAGTTATACTTACACTTGTACCTTCTGTTCTAAGCAGACCTGTATCAACGGGAGTTTGCCAATCAAGTACGCCGTTACCGTCAGTGGTTAGTACCTGCCCGTTCGTACCACTGCTGTCAGGAAGCGTCAGCGTGTTGAAGCCGGCGTTAGCCGGTGCGTCTAGTCCGACGTAACCGCTCTGTGATCCGTTTAGACGTAATACCATTAGCCCGATACCTCCGGTTTAGGATACTTAGCCTTCACAGCGGCACACGCTGCGTAGTACTCGTCAAGTTTGGTGTTATCGCCTTGGTTTGACCAGTACAAGGCGTCAGCTAGATCAGCCAGTGAGGGGTACTCAGGTTGGCGGTTGCGTTGGTATTGGGTAGCAGCAGCTTCTGCTGCAATTTCATCCCAGGCAGCTTCAGCAAGAGCTTGATCAAACGCAAACGGTCCGCCAGTTTCGTCGTTGATGACAACAAGATCATCAAGTGTGTCACCAGAAATAGTTAATTTAGCGTCTGGATACGCTTTTCTAATTCCTCTGTGCCAATCCATTAGTCTGCCACCTCCATAACGGTTATCCAAGATATAAAGCGTTCATAACCATCGCTATCACCGTTGTTAGCGTTTCTGTTTACATACCAAGTCTGTACATTATTACTGTAAACTCCTGGATAATACCTAAGCGTGTCCGTGGTATCTGGATCGTCAACATAATTGTGAACTGCTATTTGTTCAGGAGTACTGGAGTCATCGCTGGCGTTATACGAAATTGACATGATACCTAAACCACGGTTTCTGCTTCCAGGACTAGCTGGTTCAAACCAGGAAATAGAACCAAAACCACTACCACTGTCATTTGCGCGGCCTAAAGCGGCACATTTGTTCCAATGCTCGTTGTTGGATAATTCGCCGCCTGATTGATAGCTAACAATGAAACGGCTGCTAGCACTGGTTGGCGTAATTTCAACGTAGAAGGGCAGTTCTTTATTACCGTCGTTAACAAGAGTAATACTTGTAGCAGTATCGTACTGAGTCGTTTTTACTTGGAGAATCTTCCCACCAGTACCAGAGGGCAACGTAACCGTCTTACCAGTTAGATCCAGCGAAGACGCCAGATCATCTGCAACAACACTTCCATCAGGCAGTCCACCTGCCGAAAGCCCCGTAAGCGTGCCTGATCCGTTGATTTGAATTGGCATGACTAGACAATCACCCAGGACTGGCCCGTAGGAACCGTGACAGTGACTCCACTGTTAATCGTAACCGGACCAGCGGTTACCGCATTGAAGTTTGTACGCAATGTGTAGTTAGTGGTTACGGTATTGTTCGTTTCTAAAAACACCTGGTCTGTACCACCGCCCTGCGCAATCTTTACCTCTTGCCAGCTGGCGGCTTGTCCTGAACCATTACTGGTGATTACGTAACCCGAGGTGCCGTAGTTTGCACCGCCTAGACCAATTTCGCCGTTCCTAAATACGCGCAGTTTTTCGGCGCCGTCGACCGTAATTACAGCCCTGCTGTCAGTAGGGCTATCAGTAACACTGAGGCTGGTGTCTGCATCGTTAATGCTGGTGAGACTAGCCCCAGCTACCGCATTATCCACATAAAGTTTTGTAGTGGCATCGTAATTACCTGTCGGTGTACCAAGGCCTGTAACCTTGTTATTACTCATCTCAATGGCACCCGTCATCGTGCCACCTGCTTTAGGTAGTGCCGCGGTAGCTGTGTCGTTTGCAGTTTTAACGGCGCTGGGCGTTGCCGCCTGTGTCGTACTTGTGCTGGAAATGCTGGTGTTAAGTCGTACCGTGCCTCTAGCTGAGGTAGTTCCCGCCTGAACTTTTGAGCCAGTGATTGCAGCGGTGCCGCTGATATGGTTGTCGTCAATCAGGCCAGCGGGGATATTTCCGCTGGTTAACTCAATGTTTGAGCCCAGTCCGGTCGCATTTAGAACTTCTGTTCCGTCGATGTAGTACGCCTTACCTGAAGCAAGATCTACGTGCTCGCTTGACGTCCAGCTATCAGTGGCGTTGACCCAGTTGAAGGTTTTAGTGGTCGCGCCACGCAAACTGATACCGCCACCATCTGCAGTTACATCGGTCGGTGATGCGACGTTACCAAGCTCAATGTTTTTGTCTTCGACCTCGACGGTGACAGAGCTAAGGCTGGTTGTAGAGCCGTTAATTGTGAGATTGCCCGCAACCGTAAGGTTGCCGTCAAATGTGGCCGCACCGGTGACGTCGAGCGTTCCAGGGATGTCGATGTTGCTGACCCACTCGACACCAGAGGCATCGGGCTTAGTGCGCAGCAGCTGATTGGCTGTACCTGGCTCAATGCTCTCCGCGCCTACTTGACCTGTGCGTACGGCGATCCAGGTAGTGCCGTTGTAAAAGTAAATTGTGTCGTCGGTGCTATCCAGCCACCAAGCACCCTTACTTGGGTTGGTCGGGGCAGTAGCTGCAATAACGACGCCACCTAAGCGCCAAACATCACCACTGGTGTCTTTGGCCTGCAGAAAAGGGCCGGACTCGTGGTAGTTAATGGCCAGCTCACCGATCGCAAGCTGGTTAGCAGTGACCTCCTTGTCAGCAACAGCACTGCTTTTGAGGATTAGCTGTACTGACATGGCTAAAAAGCCGAAGGGCACCCCTATGTAGAGGTGCCCGAAGTCTAGCGATCAGTACTTGATCACAGCAAGGAGAGCCACGTTGGTGGGACGGGTTTCAGCGTCACCGCCGGAAATAGTAACGCCGTGAGTGTGAGAGCCAGCGCCGCTAGAGCTTGGATTCGAGTCACCAATACCGTTTCCAGCAAATTGAGTTGAAATGCCATTCGACACACGAGACGCGGAAGCATCATTGATATTGTGAGTGTGATCTCCGGGGTCGTCCGTCGAACCAGTAAACGGATTGGTCGGCATTGCCGTTGCGTCGTCCTGGTCAGTACCTCGGACGCGGCCTGCATCAAGAGTTGAAGTTTCTTCAGCGGCATTGGCTCCGCTGTTCCAGCTTCGGATGAACTGGCCGCGCAGGTCGGGCAACTTACCGGCAGAGCCGTAGGTCGTGCCGAGTGCTGCGTAAAGCGAGGTGAAATCAGTGGTTACGCCCTGTACGGTCCCGTTGCCGTTTGGCACAACGTCGCCGTTAGCAATTAGCCAACCGCCAGGTGCAGCGCTACCTGCAACGTGCAGGACTGTTCCGACGGGTACAAGCTTGTTGGTAATGGCGTTGATGATCTGTGTTTCAAGGTCATCGAGTGCGCTCGACAGGCCGAACGGGGAAACAGCAAGGCTGTTGGAGCTAAGCGCCGAAGTTTCAACCTGCGTAGCCAGCTCGACAATCCCCTGACCGGTCTCCGTGGCCTCAGGCAGCTCAGGCAAAACACCACCAAAGCCACCATCCCAAACAGGCGTGCCAGTTACGGTGCCGTTGATCTGCAGCTCAGTGTTAACCGTGTGGGTGTTGACGCTGAGGCTGTCGTAGAAAGTCGGGAACTCGGTTTCGTCCGTGGGCTGGACCGTGCCGAGTGAGTCGAAGCTCGATTCGTCACCGGTGGTCAGATCCTGGATGCCTTGGGGCGTAACCAGGAAGCCTTCCTCGTTAAAGCCGCTGCCGTAGACACGACCGGCGTCTTTGTTGGTGAAGTAGTAGGTGAACTTGTTGGTGGTGCTGAGGTCCTTCTGGTAGCTCGGCAGCGACTTGGAGTAGTTCGCATAGCCGGCCCACTCGTAGGCGTGACCAAACAGGCGGATGTTGGACGGGCGCCGGAACTCAATAGACCACTGAGCCCAAGCGTTAGCCGCCCCCGACGGGTTGGCGATGCCGTCTAGAGCAGACGATGGGTTGCGGTCGCGGTTTGCTGCAGTTTTGGGCAGCAGGATTGTGTGTGCGTTGGCTGCACTAAAGCCGATGCTGATTAAATAGGAATGCAGGCCCTTGTAATCAGTGGCAGATCGGTACTGCGCAATGACGTAAGAGTCGGTAGACCAAACAGTGTTGAAGTTATATCCCAGGGTTGTCGAAGCGACGACGCCGTCCGTGTCGTTGTCGAAGGCAATCTTGGGCTGGACGTTTTTGTAGTAGTCCTCTGCGTTGTATGCCTCTTCCATGTGGACATACGCTTCAGCCCACTTATTGACGTCGAAGGCTGCATCGCTGTTCTTTTGGATGCAGCTGTAGTGCTTGTTGCCCTGCCTGACCACCTCGCCGGTGCGGTAATACGTGCCAGCAACCCAAGTGTTGGACGGGTTTAGGCGCCGCAGCTCAATGAGTGCGTCATTACCTGCGGCATCGGTGACAGCTGCTGAGGCATGAACACCGATCAGTTCAGTGTCAGGTATCTCGGCGTCAATTTCGTTAGCTGCAGTGTTGGTCTGCAGCACGTAATCACGCAGGGGCGTGCGAGCACCGACATTGGTGTTTGAGCCGAGCAGGGCAAAGCGCCGCTCAGTTGCAACGCGGGTGTCCTGGACACGGCGGATGTAGATGTTGGCGCCGGCCAGATCCGGATAGTTGATGCCGATTGGCTGGTTCTGGTTGTCCAGAACTTGATCGCCAGGTGCAGTGCCGTCTTCGTTTACAAAGGCGGCTTGGACAACAATCTGGTTAGGTGAAGTCGACGACCAGGCTGTTGCGCTCAGCTGAGCCCGGTAGTCGGCTGAGCGAGAGTTTTCAATCCAGATGTAGGAGTCTTCGCGCAGCGTGTAGCCGTCTCGCTCAAGCTTCCGTGGAATTTCGGTGTCGTAAGTGCCCTGTTCAAGTGCCTCGTTGAGGACGATCGTCGTTGCACCGTTAGTAGTGCTCGAAGCGACGGTGCCAAGCATGATCCGCTTGACGTTGCCGGTCTTCTCGCTGAGGTCAGTGGCAACGCGGATGCGGTTCGTGATCCAGCCGGTATCTGCGTCAAAGGACTCAGTGCGGTAGCCCTCTGCCAGAGCGGCGCAACCACCAAAGTTCGAGTTGCAGTTGGTGACGGTCAGCTCGCCACCGCTTTCGGTCCAGTGGTGGATGCCATGGCCGATAGCGAAAACGCTGACCTCTTGGATGACAGCGTTGTTGACTGCGCGGACGTGGAACGAACGCCGCGAAGGCTTCATCCGAACGTTGTCCGGATCCTGTGCGATGTAGTCGGCGTAGTCAGCAAAGGTCGTCCACACACCGCCGGCGTATTTCTGCCAGCTCGACAGGTCCTTTTGCAGAGAGACGCCCGTGAACTGGGCGACGACCATGGACTTGAAGCCCTGCGCCTGAGCACCATCGGCAAAGATGCCGCACATGCCGTAGGTGGAACGCAGGGAGATGTTGTAGATGTAAGGGCTTGCGCTGGCGACGGTGTCAACGCTTTCCGCTGCGGTAGCCGGACGCGGTCCGACAATCTCGTATTCGACCGTGCGGCTGACTGCGTTAGCAGAGCTCAGACCAGCAACGGTGCCAAGGGTTGAGTAGAGCTTGCTGTAGAAGCCGTCGAGCTGGGTCTCACTAGTGAACTGGAAGCAGTCGAGTAGGTGGTGGCTGGTGGTCGTACCAAGCTTGTCGAAGAAGGTGTAACCGAAGTAGTAGCCGCCTCCAGTAGTGCGGAAGATGCAACCGCGGTTGCTGTAATCAGATGCCTCGTCCGTTGCAGGCGGTACGTAGTCAGGGCGGATATGCGTCTTACGCAGGTCAAGGCTGATGAGGGACGAGCCACGCGGCAGGATCACACCGCCGGCAGTTGTGTCGTTGAATTGCTGAAGCTGCGCTGTGGTAGGCGTAAAGGTTGACGTCCAGGCGTCAGGAGTCGCTACGCCAAGGCCGTTGTAGACAATGTGCTGGCCAGGTGCCAGGACGATTGAAACAAGATCGTCACCAGCAGTAGGATCGAGCCAAGAACGGCTAGTAATAATACCGGCTTCAATTACAGCACGGTTAATAGTCTTAAAAGGACGGGATTCGGTATAACCACACTCAAGGCGCTGCAGGCTAATGCGCTTCAGCTTTTGAGCTTGCGTACCGTCGTCTGTAGTTGAGTAATCACCAGAAACAAAGGTATCGCTACCGATCTGGGGGTTTACGTAAAGGACATATTGCGCTGTCAGCGGGTCGTTGACGGTTACTGACCCAGGAGTGATTTCTGCATTACCGCCGAGCTGACGAACCGCGTCGGTCAGCGCGTCCATCTGGGCTCGAAAGCCTGACTGAGGGACGTTCAGGTCCCCGGTAGAACCGGTCTGACCGGCACGAGTAATTTTGGTCACTGGACCACTGTCTCGGTTGCTTCAAGCAGTTTAATCTGACCCGTAGTAACAAAGTTCGCCGTGCCAGCAATAATGTCGGCCGGCCTGACGTTAACTGCGCTGTTGGTTACCAGTAGATCTGTTGAGTAGTACAGATCACCAGGAATTTGATCAGGTGCACCCGTTACACCGCCGCCTCTATTGACGACATAAAAACGAGCTTTTGCTTTGCAGCCTTTATCTGTCATAAGCAGCAGCCTCATCAGCGCCGTGCCATTGTCCCGATCGTTGGCGAAACACTTGCGGTCGATCAGAAACTCAATCGAACCACCGCCAGTGACAATAGATTTAACAGCTTCGCCATACTTGTCGCTCAGGCCGGTCGTGTCGACGCTTGGTGCGTTTAGTTCAAGCGACCAATTGGCGATGTCGGCAAAAAGTTGCCAGTAAGGCGAGGTTTGGCCGGCTTCAGCTGAACGCGGCTGTACGTCGCAGTTGTCGTATTCGCTGTTGCCTGCTTCGGGAGACTCGTAGTCGGGGGCGTCCTCGCAGATGCTTACAAGTGTCGCGCTGTCGAGTACGTCACCGAGCTTGTACAGGCTGGCCTCTTTGATGCAAAGCCAGAACGCGTTGTTGTAATCGGCGCTTCCGAAGGGTGAGATGCCTACTGCACCGTGCACGCCAGCGTTGATATTGACGCGGTCTGCCGGTTTGCCCTCGAGTGCTGCGCACCGAGTCGTGTAGAAGCTGACTGCACCGACTTCGTCAATGTGGATGTAGTACTCACCATCCTCGGCGGCTACCAAAGTTTCGTTCGCAGCGGTGTCGCCTACACGGGCGTAAAACTGCGCGGAATCACCAGCGCTACCGGTCGGGTACTCCTCGCCTACAGCTTTGTAAAAGGTGTCGGACGGAGTGCTGATCTGATCCCTATTAGGGCCGACAAAGTAGTCGCCGCCGTAATACATGGCGTAGCCATCTGGATTTGGCGGAAAGTTGCCGCCGCCAGCGGGTAGCCACATGGTCGTGACTCTGTCGCCGGACCAATAGCCAGGGCAGTTGAAGAAAATGCTGTTGCTGTCGCCGTCAATCAGGTTGTGCGTGAAGACGTGCGCCTCCGGAGCTTCACGCTGCAGATACAGCTTTCCTCCAATACCAAGAACAGCCATTAGAAGGCTCCGATGGGCTTACCAGATACTTGGAAACTCACGCTGACAGCTTGAACAGCACCGACACTGATGCTTGGGCTAACGCTGGTAACAAAGCCTTCGCAAGCAAAAGACTTGTTATCGGTACGATTAAACACAAAGTTAACCGTCTGTGTAAGCTCGCTGTTGCTGAAAATTGAGTTCAGGAATACGTTTGCCTGCACGTTGGCAGGATCGTACAAAACAGTGGCAGAGCCTGTCGTACCTCTAAGTCCCTGAACATAGGTACGGTCGTAACTACCAATACCTGTATCTTCTAGGGCATCTTTAGTAACGGTGATGCTCCAATCGCGGACTTTGCCAACCACGCTGCCCTGGTACTTAAGTTGGCCGTCGGCTCCAGTTAAAACCATCTCAGGCGTCCAAGGTAGCTAGAAGTCGTACTTGCACCCTAGAGCGCCCAGGGAACAGCGATTCGATTGTCGGCATCTCTGCCCAGCGCCAGTTTAAGTAGCTCGGAACCTGCTCTTCAAGGTCCTCAGATACGCCTTCAAAAACTGATGGAGGCAGCGTGAATGTGTAGAAACCGCCTTTTGAGTCGTGCCAGCTCTGAGCTAAAGCCGTGGCCTCGCTGTCCCCTAGGACAAACTCAAGCTCAAGCGCAGCATCGAATGCACGGCTGCCGTAGAGGCGCGTAGTGCTGGCCCCGTTCATGGCGTTAAACACCTTGGTCGGGTAGTTGCCTGGCGTGAACCGGCGACGGCTAGGGCTTAGTGCGGGAAAAGTGAGGCTCATACCGTCCCCTCGATGATCCAGTTATTGGACTTGTACCAGTCCTTTGTTAACAGGCTATAGCCGTTCGAGTCGGTCGGAAAATACGTGGCCTCGACCTCGATGTTGCCGTCCTGGTCAAAGCTGACGCTCTGCGTCTTGTAGGTCTGCGCCTCGACGACGCTGTTCTTAATACAGAACACTGCATTCTTGTACTTAGTCTTGCCCTTAAGGATTTTTATCTCTTTTTCTTCGATGTCCTTGCTGGTGCCATCCCAGAACAGGCAGGTGTAGGTGCCGTCGGCAAGTTCTGGCCAAGAAGTGACGGTGCCGTCGTCTGCAATCGCGCCATTTGCAGGCTGGTTGTAACTGACGGTCTCAAGGCCAAGCTTGAACACGCTGCCGATGTCGACGCTTGCTTCCGAAGGCGTGGTCTTGAACTTGATCGAGTGCGTGACGTAGCGACGCTGCCGAATTTCCCACTTGGCGCGGTCGATCGCCTGCTCCTGGCTGGTCACGTAGTCGGAGACGTCGATGGCCTCGATTGGTGCCGAAGCATCAACATCGGGCTCACGCACAGTTACCTGCCGAAGGACAGGGAACAGGCCGCGGGCCTCAATGTTTGACGATTCCTTCTCTTGGCGCCACTTGACCGAAACCCTTACAGGGACACGATCTTGCAGGTCGGCAAACGAGATCTCAAAGCTGTTGTCGATGATGTTGCCAGCGGTATACAGACCGGTGATCGTCTCTGGGCCGCCAAAAGTAGCCACGGGCTGCAAGGCAAATTTGCCGTTACGGACCACGAGGTCGAGCAGGTAGTCGTTTGCGACCTTTGCGCCCCAACTTCGGATGTTGGACCGCTCGGATACGGCGCCGTCAAAGAAGTAGCGCCTGTCATAAGTAAAGGCCGCGGCGTCGTCGAAACTTTGTTTGTCGACCTGCTCAGGGCTAAGGATGCTGCCCACCCCGTAGCGCTTATTAGTCATCAGGTCGTACAGCACATCCGGGAAATCGCTCGTCCCACCCAGGCCCTCATTGACGTAGACACTGAACTGGTTGAGCTTGCTGATCTCAGTACTGCTGCGGATATTGATACCGACAATCGCCATGTTGTCGTACTGCGGAGTTACGGGGTTTTCCGCAATCGTGTTGACGTAGACGATTGAATGCTCTGGTGAGTTAGCCGAGGTTGTGATCTCGTTATAGATAAAGGCTTCAGAGCATCGAGCCCAGGCGTCGGCGTAGAAATACTCGTCGTCAAACCCAATGCCTAGGTCTGCGTAGTCAGGCGTCGTCAGCGCGGCGACGTTGAAGGAGGTTGTGATACGCGCAACTTGAGCGCCAGTAAATCGCAGAGTCAGGTCCCCTGCAACCACGGACCTAGCACTGCCCTTGTAATCGAGAACGTTTACATGCGTGTTTTGTGTAAAACTGTGCCGCACTTCGTAGGCGCTGATGGGGCTAAACCGGATGTCCCACCTGTTGCTTTCGGTGTACTCGAACCGCAGGTAGTTGTAGACAGCGGCTCCTGTTGCACTGCGTATTGCAAAAAGTTCGTCAAGCTCTGTGTACGGACTGTCTGAACCGGCCGGACGATATCCGATACGGAAAAATGAGAATCGGGTGTCTGGGCTGCTGTACGTACCACTCTGGTAGACAATCGCCTGGACGCCGTCGGCGTTTTGGTTGTTGTAGTTGAAGCAGGCCTCGTTATCGCAACGCTGGTAGCTGTGTGCGTCGCGCATGTTGGTCATGCCATTGATCTGCAGCTGTACAGAGCTGCGGAAACCAACCTCGACAATCTTTGCTTCGCGGTCAGTGGCGAAAACAGCTTCCGCAAACTTGAGGATGTGCCCGCGCTGTGAGGCGTTGTACCCACCATCAGCCTCAATGTCTGCTTGGCTGTACTCAAAAATCACACCCGGTCGGATGACCTGGAAATCAGCAGAGATTGATTGAGGAGTGCCGACGCCACTGTTATCTGACTCCGAAATAAAGGTCGCATCAGTACGGGACGTGCAGATTGCTACGCAGGTGCCGACTTTGTAGATCTGCCCAATGGTTAGACCTTCGTCGTACCCGCGCTGACGGCCTGCGACTGCCTGAGCAATGTCACCGCAAGTCTCCTCACCGTCAGCCCCCTGAGAGTTGACCTCAATGAACTTTCTGTTTTGGTCCGTGCTTGTAAACAGCGTGTAAGTAAAGGTGTCACCAGCAACCACATTGCGCTGCTGCGACGAAGCGGCCACCAAGCCAGAACGACCCGAAAATACAGTTCCCTGCTTGCGGCGTTGAGCCTGAGCCTGCCAATCGTTAGGGCACCTGACGGTGTTACTAGCGCTTGGTTGAAGCTGTACTGCAGGTCTAAATACAGGATTGAGCTTGAAGGCAAAATTATTACCTATAAAGCCATGCACACCAAATGTGCTCTGATTTGATGGGGTACTGGTGAAGCAAAAATCAGGCTCAAAAAAGTTATTAGTTGAGCGAACCTGAAATACATCACCGCCGCCATCGTTCTCAGCGTTACCGACGTCATTAGCAGCTAGTTGACCAGCGATTCGGTCAGTGCTCTTAATACGTCCACCGTCGCCCCTGTAGTAGATCGTGATGCGACCGTGATTTGAGCCGGCTAGGTCGTAGTTGGTCAGAAGGTTGTTGCCAATGGCAAATTGCTGAGAGTCAACCGAATTGATAGCACCTTCGCTAACCAGGAACATGGCCCGCAGCAATTGCCCGCCGCCGACGCTGTAGATCTGACTCCACAGAAGGTTGGTGTTAACACGGCAGCCGCCGTAGCTAACTCCGTCGATTACTTGGCGTTTGGCATAAACCAGCGGGATGACACTGCCCAGTTCAACTACGTTTTGGACTGAATCAAAGCCTGACTTAGGTGTGTAGCGAGCACCGTTAACAATGTCCTGGCCCTGGACAGTGCTTGTGGTGATATCTGGCTGCTGGGGCTGCCGCTGCTTGGGCATCAACAGCGTGGCTGCATAAGACAGCGCGGCCCCAATCACCAAGTTGATCAGGATGATTTCGAAGCCGCTCAGGTTGACGATCGTGCCAGGTTCAATCCGGCTGTATTTCTGAATGTCGCGAACGAACTGACGATATTCCGATTCACTTAGGCCCGTGAGGGCCATGATTTCCCTGTCCTGCGGGAGCAGAACAACTTGATGCGAGGCCTTAGGAGAAAGAGTCATGAAAGGGATATTTCTCCAGTAGTTGGTAAAGCACCTACGAGTTGCTGGGTCAGCGAGCGACGCGGGGCGTGCTGACGCACTGCATCTAAGGGACTACCTAATCGTACCGACAGTCGACTGGTGTCATGATCCAAACCGGTCACGGCGTACAACTCTTCGCTGTAGGTAGAGCTTTCGACCAAGGTGTCGGGGTCAAGCCAAACCGTACGCAGCTTGATTAGCCAGCGGTCAGACACTGCCTGGGTGAACACTGCCAGACCGAGGGTGTTGAGAGAAAAAACTAGGTTTGCGCTGATGTTTGCCGCTTCAAGGTCAAGCGTTCCACCGCTGAATCCAAAAGCGGCGTATGTGTAGGTCAACGCGTCGTAGGTGCGCGTTTCACCCTGAAAGAAGTTTTGGAAGCGGTAGGCCGTGTCGCTTCCGTTGTTGTTAAGGAGCCGGATGTAGGTCCCGATTGCAATGGTCATCAGCGCATACCCAGGGACTTACGAACTGAAGGCTTGTTGCGCATCTCGGCAAAGACTTCGGCGCGGGCCTTCTTGGCGCTTTGTGCAGCCGCTGCGTTGAGCTGGTCGACGGTGGCGTACTCAACGCTGTTGATGACCTGAGTCTGCACCAGGGCTGTGCCGCCTGCACCGGTCAGCATGGTCTGCTGTTCACGCTCGATGGTGCGCTCACGCATGTAGCTGCTGCTTTCGGCGAGAGCCTCGTTGTTCTCAGTAAAGGCTGCTTCGCGTGACTTATCGGCCTTGGCTTTGACAGCAGCATTAGTGTCCGCGAAGAGCGAGACGCCCAGGCGACCGTCGTTGCCGCGCTTGAGGGGGATGATGGCCTCCGCGCCCGCCTCTCCCATTAGCCCGTAGCGACCCACGCCGCCCTCGGCGTAAGTGAACATCGTGGGCTTGTTGACCACGCCGCCCATGGCGTAGCGCTTGACGCCCTTGTCTAGGACGCTTCCTTGAGCCGCGTAATCGTGAATGCTGCCTGGGATAGGAGGCTTAGCTTCACTACCGCCACCACCGTCCAGACTCGGACCACCCAGCGCCTTGATCGCGGCTTGGACTGTGGCGATCACGATCATCTGGGTGATGACCTTGGCGGTGTACTCAAGGAAGTACTGGCCCAGGTCCTTGAGGAAGCCAGCCAAAGCTTGTTTGACGCTGGCCTGGCCGGTGATGACGCTGTTGAAAGCGTTAGTCAGGCTTGAACCGAAGGCCTCTGCTGCACCCTTGAGCTGATTGAGGGGGTCAAGCATGGCCTCGAGCTGGCGTTCCATCAACACCAGGTCGGTTTCGGCTGCTTCCTTAAAGGTCGGATCCAGTTCCCGGCGCTTGAGCTCCTTGCCTTGGTCAATGATGGCTTTGGCTCTGGCCGGATCCATGTCCTTGGTCTGCTCGCGCAGGTTTGCCTCCTCGCGGGCCACCTCGCTCTGTACCATCTGCTCCTTACTGATTAGACCGAGCTCGTACTGGCGTTGTTTGAAGTCGTAGGTGATGTCGGAGGTAATCCGCTTTAATTCCTTTTCTTTCTCAATCTGCTTGTCCTTGTACTCAAGCAGCGTCTGCTGGAACTTGAGGTTGGCTTCCTCAAGCATGTTCTGCTTGGCAAGCTCATCCTTGGTCTCTTTGTTGGCCTCAAGAACGTCAAGTCTGTAAGTGGCGACGGCCTTGGCCAGTTCGTTTTCACTGAGCGCGGCTTCGCGAATCTGACGACGGAGCAACAGCTCCTGTTGGGTCATTAGGAGCTTGCCCTTGCTTCCACCGTCCTCGTCGCCACCGGTGGGATCCGCATAATCGGAAACAGTGGCCTGCTTTGCAAGCGGGATCTGCTTAATGAGAGCCGCCTGCTGCTTGAAAGTCTTGTCGACGTCTGCACTTGCGCCTTTTGCTTGAGCACGTGCGTTCTGTTCTGCCGCTTCGATGCCTGTTAATACATTGAATATTGTGCCGGTGAGAGTCTCTCCCGTTTCTCCAAAAACTTTCCAGCTCTCGAATTTCTTTACTTGCTCATTGGCTTGTGTAAGTGTCCGATTAGCTTTAGTGCCGGCTTCTTGCACCTCGGCTAGCTGACGCTCAAATACATCCCTAGTTTGCGCCGACCCACCCAGGTTCTGAATATAGGTTTTTGCGTCAAAGTCTTTTTCTTCCTGAACTTTTTGTCCGGCTTCTCTACGCAACCTTTTAATTTCGTTTGACGCCTGAATAATTGCATCCAAACCAATCAAGGCGATTGTAAATACGATCGGCTTGGCAGCGCTTAGACGCAGGCGTTTAACCGCTGTATTTAGCTTTCCAGCGCGCACAAGAGTGACTGCGCTCTTGACGTTAAACCTACCCAGGGCCGCAGTCAGCAAACCGAACCCCTTGGTGACGGCAGCGACCGTTCCAGCAATCAGGAGAGCTCTCCCAAGCTGCTTAAGCAGAGGCGCTGCTTCTTTGAGAACCTTAATCAGATCAAGTAAGTTCTTGGACAGCTCCTTCGTGAACTTAATAATCGCTTGTCTATTAGTTTTCAGGAAATTGGCAAAGGTGTTTTGCAGCTCTTCGCCTACTGGTTGTAGAGCCTTGCCAAGTTCAGCGCGAAGCTCGTCGACGATTACCTTCAGACGCGCGCCCGCATCAGCACCGCTCTTGGAGATCTTGTCTGCTGTATCGCCGTATTTGTTGCCTAGTTCGATGACGAACTTCATGAGCTCGTCAAGGCCAACCGTGCCGGCCTTCAAAGCCTTCTGCAGCTCAACCAAGGACATCTTGTTGGCCTCGGCAAACAGCGTGACTGCGCCGGGCAAGCGCTCACCCAACTGACCAGATAGTTCTTCAGCGCTGACCTTGCCTTTGGAGAAGACTTGGACCATCGCAGTGATGGCGCTGTTGACGTCCTCAGTGCTGCCGCCAGTCGCTTTAATTGCTGCCGTGATGTTCTCAAACACCAGGCCCGCGTCGTAAACCTTTCCGCCCGCGCCAGTGACAGCAGCAGTCAGACGGGTCATGCCGGTGATCGAGTCGCCCTGTGCAACGTTGAACCGCTGCGTGACGCGATCCGCAATCGACAAAGCTTTGCTGTACTCGCTTTGCGGCCCTGCGACACCCTTAAGGGCAATACGCATCTTTTCAAGCTGCGCGGCGTACTTGGCGGTTTCGGCCAAGCTCTGGCGAAGCATTGATGCTTGGGCACCTAGACCTGCACCTGCCGCACCACCTGCAATGCCTCCGGCCAATCCGCCGACCAGGCCGCCGATTGCTGCTTCTGGTCCGCCAAATACTGCGCCTGACAGTGCGGATCCAACACCAGCACGGACGTTGCGACCGAAACCGCGCTTCTTCTGGTTGAGGGCATACTTAGCGGATTGACGGTCAAGGGCTTCAATTTCCTTGGTCAGACGTCTAAATCCAGCACTTGTTGCAGGTATTACGTTGCGCTTATCGACTAAGGCCTGCCGCAGCTTGTTGATTGAGTCAATGCTGCCGGTATTTGCCTGACGAGCCTTACTGATTGCTGCCGTGTACTGGAGTAGGTCGGCGCCGGTTTTTCTAGCCGCCTGGCCTTGTTGTGCTACAGACCTGCCGACTGCAGCAGGTTGGCCTACGTCGACAGTCGTTGGGTTGTAATAACCAGCGCGGATGCCGCGAGTCCTTGCCTTGCGTAAGTTTGGATCGTCAAAGGTGGTCTCAACCTGCCCTCTGAACTGGCGAGCACCTCCGCTGATTGCAGCGCCCGTGCCTGGGGCGCTGGTTTGACCTGCGGCAGGCAGTGCCAGACGCGTACCAGCAACACCAGCGGTGACGCGCTCGCGGAGCTCGGTCATCGCCTGACGTTGAGCCTGAGCTGCGCGGAAGTTGAGGTAGTTCAGGCGTGTGCCAGCGTTTGCTGCGTTCTGCTGCGCAGT